CAATGGCAAGAGCAAGTAAATCAGCGCCTCTCGATGATGGAGGCGAATCAAACGAGCCTGTTATCGCAGCAGCAGGAGATTGGCAGCCTGCTGACATCCCTTCAAACGGCGCTGAAATCGACCTCAGCTCCGTCGCAGCAGGATCAGGCGATGGCAATCCCGGAACCGGACCGACGCTCAACAAAGACGGAACCCCCAGAAAGCGCAGGGGCAGAGCGGCAGGGTCAAAAAATACGGCGTCGAAAAATCTAGACCTTTCCGGCCTGCAAGGAATGCTGATGTTCGCGCATACCATGATCGCCGGTGTGACGCATCAACCGATGTGGAACCTGTCGGAAGAAGAGGCGGAGAAAATCGCCAACGCTTGCGGCAACGTCGCTCGCCATTACGACATCGGGCAGACTCAAAAAAGCATCGACATCGCGGCCCTTGCCGGAACCCTCGGTATGGTTTACGCACCCCGCGTCGGTATGACGATTTTTGGCGCGAAAAAGGCCGAAAGTAGGCAGCAAGAAGCGCCAACCATTTTGCGACCGGGGAACGGGCCTAATGGCTTCACCATATGAGTTTCGGCTTCCCGACGAAAGCAAGCGCGTTACTGTCGTCGGTCGAACCGGCACAGGAAAAACTCACTTCGGCGTTTTTCTTCTGTCGCTGGCGTCTTATACTCAACGCCCCTTTATTATCTTCGATTATAAGGGCGATGAATTAATAGGCGACATCCCCTATATGCAGGAAATCGACTATCGGAAACCGCCGCCGAAAGCGCCAGGGTTGTATGTGGTGCGACCCCATATTCTCCATACGGAAGAGGTTGAAAATTTTCTGTGGAAGATTTGGGAGCGCGAAAATACGGGGATGTTTTTCGATGAAGCGTATATGGTACCGTCGAAAGCCGCTCTTAATGCCATATATACTCAAGGCCGTGCAAAAAAGCTTCCGGCGATTACCCTTTCGCAAAGACCGGTATCCGTTACGCGGTTCGCCTTTACCGAGGCTGATTTCTTTGCGGTTTTTCATCTCAACGATAAGAATGACCGAAAAAGGATCGAAGAATATTCGTCGCTCGATACTTCGGTTCGCCTTCCGAACTACCATGCCAATTGGTACGATGTAGGAAAGGACTTGACTTTCCACTTGTCGCCAGCGCCGGACGCTGATACAATTCTGGACAGATTCGAGACGCGACTTGCCCCTAAGCGGCGGGTCATTTAGTCTACCAATTCCGTTTAATAGGTGGGTCAGATGGCAGAGCGCGAAATGGTCTACATCCCTTGGACGGTGACGAACTGGATCACCGTCGTTTTGATGGCCGCGCTTGGCTATATGCTCTTGGGACTTCTCGCCCAGGGGTATCAGAATTGGAAGCAGAAAAATGCTTGATAAGCTTCCGATCAATACAAACCTCCTCTTCAACCCCCTGAATTGGGTTATCGTCATTCTCATGTTGGGAATGGCGGCGATTGCCGTTTCATTCATCATGGCCGGACTGCAAAGCAGCCAGTCTTAAATTTACAGGAGAATTTTCGATGGCAGCCCAACAGCAACAGTTATCCGCCGCCCAGATGCAGCAGCTTGCCGTTCAAGCGAATATGGCAGCGCGCCAGGCGGTGGTTAAACAAAGCGTGGACATGACGCAGCAGATTTTCACCCAGACTTATACGGGCGGGCCGGGAACGGTGATCAATGTGCCCGTCAGGAATGTGGGCCTGATCAAACGGTTTTGGGTTGAAGTCAATGCCGTCGTCACCGGCACAAGCGCGGGTCCGACGCACACCCTAACGACGCTAGGGCCATCCAATTTCTTCTCCCAATTCGTTTTCACCGATCTAAGCAACCAAACCCGCATCCAAACTCCGGGCTGGCATTTGAGCATGGTCAGTTCGATCAAGCGCCGTCGCCCGTTCGGCGCGGCCATGACGACGGACAGCCCGTTCGGGTTCGGTAATAATTACACGTCGGTCATTTCGGCTCCGGCGACGATCACCACTGTCGTCGCGGCGAATAATGTGTTCGCCATGTTCGAGGTTCCGTTGAGCTATACGGATCACGACTTGCGCGGCGCGATCTACGCGAACGTCGTGAATGCGACCATGCAGTTGCAGATGACAGTCAATCCGAACATGTTCATTGCGAGCGGCGCCGACGCGACGTTGGGAATGTATCAATCGAGTTCAGCGACGCTGGCGACGTGTCCGACTTTCACGGTCACGGTTTTCCAGAATTATCTGGATCAGCTCCCGATCGCGGCCGGACAGAACGGGCAGCCGGGAGGGCCGATTTTGCCGCTTCTCGATTTGTCCACCGTTTACCTACTCAACAATACCGTGGTGTCCGGTCTTGTCGCCAATCAGGATATCCCGATCCCCTACGCAAACTTTCGCGACTTCATGAGCACATATCTCATTTACGATAATGCGGGAACGCTCAATACCGGCGCGGACGTGGCATACTTCGCCATCCAATCGGCGAACTATACGAACATTTTGAAATATGACCCGAATTTGGCGAGCTTGTTGACGCGGCTCATTCTGGAAGACGACGCGCCGAAAGGGTCTTATGTGTTCGATCATAGAAACAAACCGATTTCCACGATTCAATACGGCAATATGCAGCTAGTGGTGAATGCGAAAACGGTCTCGTCCAGTACTTCGTCTTTCCTCATTGGTTACGAGATGCTGGCTCTCCAGAACATGATCACACAGGCCGGTTCGCTGTATGGTACTTAATTTGCTCTCCTGGCGGAGGGTGTTCTACCGGCATGTCGCTTTAGCGCTGTAAGCCCGGTAGTCATTTTTAGAGGGCAGAAAAATGGGCTTGCTTTGGAACCACATCCAGTCATGGGCTTCCGCACCATTCACGTCCAAAATGGACTTGACGCAATGGTTCCTGTTTGTCGGACTCCTGATTGTGCTCGTCGTTCTATGGACGCGCATCCTGGCCCATATCCCCATGGAGGATTGAATGCAGACGCATCATTACGTTATGGCCGTGCTCGTCTTGGCGCTGGGATACATCCTAGGCGTCAAGTTTCCACAGTATGGCGCGAAAGTCGGGCTTTCGTAAATGAGCCAATCGACGCTCATTTTCGCGGGGTTGCTCCTAGCGTTCATCGTCTATATCACGATGAAAGGCGAGTTGAAAAACTACCTCGCTTTATTGGGGCTTTGAATGCCCTTCGCTCTACTCATGATAGGAATACTCGCTGTAGTGGTGGGTATCCGCGACACGCAGAAAGAATTCGGCCAGCAGCTAGTGAGCGATTTTACCGGATCGGGGAATTTCATCTATTGGGTGATCTCGATTTTCGCCATCGGGTTTTTGGGATATATCCCGGAGCTTCAGAAATTTAGCAGGGCGTTTCTTAGCTTGGTTATTCTCTCGCTCCTGTTGAGCAATAAAGGCTTCTTTGCTCAGTTCAACAGTCAAATTCAGAGCGGCACAGCGCAAGCGGCGGAAACACCTAATCCACAGGTGGCGGCGGAAAGCGAGACTAATCAGCAAATCTTCGCCGGGACGACGCTAGTCAATAGCGGAAGCGGGTTTCCCGATCCCATAGGCAGTTTCGGCGGGTCTTCTGGGAGCGATACGGTAAGTAGCCTCTTCGGTTCAGGCGGTTCTTCGGGAAGCGATAGCAGTGTGTCTCAATTAGAGAGCTATGGAATCGCAGCAGTGTTCGCGTGAGGGTAAAATGGATAGCACGACGACAGCCGTCATTTCCGTCTTCACAGCCATCATCGGCGTCGCTATCGTCGCTGTGATCCTGTCGCCAAAAGCTTCCACGTCTTCCGTGTTGAGCGCAGCGACGAGCGGATTCGCTCAAGATTTGCAGGTGGCGGTTTCCCCGATCACCGGAGGAAGCTTTACAAGCAACATCCTCAATGGCACCAACACAATGAGCAATAGTACGCTGAATAATTTCGGCATATAGGAGACGAGCACATGAATAACATGACCGAGGCTTTAGTCACTATCGCGACAGCGATTGTTGGGCTGGCCATTATTTCCGTGCTTGTTTCGAAGAACGCGAATACGGCGGCGGTTTTGCAGACTGCTACGAGCGGGTTCAATAACGCGCTTGGAGTGGCGGAAGCCCCTATCACCGGCGCGTCCTATAGCCCGAATTTGTCCTATCCCGGCGGCATGTTCTCCGCTACCTCGCTGAATGGGTGATCGATATGGGGTTGTTTTCTAGCAAGCAGCCTCTTTCGCCCTCAACGCCGCTATTCCCGCCGCGTTGGCAGCCTTTCAGCGCGCACACTTTTGAGCGGAAAGCGCTTCCCGATCCGGGGGCACAGAATTACGCCTATGAGAATTTGGGGCTGTTCGAACAGACCTTTATCGGCCCCGCTGTTGCTAATCGCGGGGCGATTTTGCCGTTGCAGCCCCCACAGGTCTATCAGTATTTCGTTCAAACCATGGGCGGCGTCGGTGGGTTGTCGGCGGGGCAGATGATTTTCCAGCCTCTTCTCAATCCGTATTCTCCTAGCTCTCCTATGGAAGGGGATCAATAATGGAGAAAATTCTGGACTTCGTGAAAGCACATCCGTATGGCGTGGCAGCTGGCGTATTCGTCGGGGGCCTTGTGCTGATTTTGATGTTCCGGGGAAGCGGGTCTAGTTCGGCGGCGTCGAGTTCCGATAGTTCAGCAAACGATGCGGCGTATTATCAGGCTCAAGCGGCGGCCGTTCAGAGCGGTAATGCTTTGCAGGCGTCCCAAATTGAGGCCCAAACGCAGGGGCAGGCGATCGCCGATCAGTTGACGGCCCAGCAGACGAGTGACGCGGCCCAGGTACAGCTAGCGGGATTGCAGGCCCAAACGGATCAATTAAACATTACAGATGCCGCCGCCGTGCAAATGGCGTCGATTACGGCGGGCGCGACAACGCAGCAGCAAGCGAATACGCTGTCGGCGCAGGTGTCTAATAACACGATCACAGCGAACTTGACGGAAAACACCAATGCGACCAATGAAGCGATCGCGGCGTTGAATGCCCAGAGCACGTTGAGCTTGGCTGCGATTGGTGCGCTGACGAATCCGACCGGTTACACGGTTAACGGCGGATCAGTCTCTAGCTCAACGCCGACCGGGAGCAGCGCCGGAGGGACCGGAGGTACGACCGGCACGAATACGACGACGACGACAGGGCCGTCTATTTCAAATACGACTTCGGACAGCGTGACACAGCAGATCCAGCAAGATTATGCTACATACTTGGGTAGGCAGCCGTCAGCTTCGGAACTGGCCTATTATACCAACGCGGTGGCAAGCGGTAATACGGCTCTCCCGATCAACAGCGGGACAGATGTGGCGGCGGCTTTAGCCCCATATTTTGAGAATAGTCCAGAAGGCAAAGCCTATGCGGCGACGGGCGGAGGACATGCTTGATGGATAGCTTTTTCAAGGCCCCGATTAATATCTTCATTTTCTTGGGGATTGTCGGATTGCTGATTTTCACCGGTAAGCAGAACGGGAACGCGGCTTCACCGGGTTCTGTCTCGACGGGATTTCCAGGGTGGGGGGCTTTCATGTCAAACATCATGGGCGGATCGTCATGGAGCGGAACGCCGTGGTATCTTAGGTATAATACGCCGGATGCCTCCGCTTTCAATCCCGCGCCAATGCCCGATTTGACGAATAATCTTTTGGGCTATTCGGCGTATGATAGCTACGCGAATACGCAAAACGCTAATTCGAGGTTCTGACATGGCGAAATATGGGCTGCATCCTCCCCACCCTGGATTGAGTAAGGTTTATCCGGCGAGCGCGGGGAACCCGAGGTCGGCAGGGCTTCCGCCGCCGACCGTTCCGATTGTGCCCAAATTCAATGACTTAAAAGCAGGGTCGCCGATAATGCAATCGGTTTACGCGCTGTTCAATGCGCCGCGCGGAAAAGCGCCTAAGTAAAATGGCGATTAGCGGGACGTTCGAACCAACCATGTCCCTGTATGGGGCCGGAGCCGTTGGATCGACGCCGTCGAATAATGGGACTTATGTTGGGTTGGCGCAGGAACAAGGGCTGTTGCCTGCGCCGACACAGGGGCAGGATAGCGCGGATTATTACAACTCGCTCAATCCGAAGCAGCAAAGTTTGTACTCGGATGCGGCAGGTTATGATGCGATAGATGGAAATGTGGCGGGCCAAGGGACAAGTGCGGCAAGCACTGATCCAACAGGAGCGGAGAGTGATATCGTTAATGGTCTCAATCCAGATGGAACGGCCCAAGGAAATGGGGTGAATATTCCCGGTGTCGCTACAGGAATGGGCGGCGGGAATGGGATAGGACTTTCAAGCGGCATTTCAGGGGTGATCAATCAGCTCGAAGCGTGGCTAGGGGATTGGTTCATAAGGATGGCAGTGATCGGCCTAGGGCTGATCTTCATTTTTGTGGGGTTGAGCATGCTCAAGACAACGCAGAAGGCGGCGGCGAGTGTCGCTAAGGTCGTCGCGGAATGAACGAGTGGTGGAGATGGTTCGGGTTTAATCTGCTTATGGTGGGGTTGCTTGTGGCAGTCTATCAGGCAGGGGTTATGGAAGGGAGGCGGTCGGCGCGGAGGCCGGTTTTTCTAACGTTGTATCAGGGAGGGAAAGAGTCGACAAAGGGTAGGGGTGAAGAGTAGGATTACTTTATCGTCACCGGTCATGGAGGCGATACTCCAAAGACGGACCCGAAATCACGCTGACCGAAGCTATCGAAATTATTCCGATTAGCGAAAAAGCGAAGGAGAGTTTCAATGCCTGCAACGAATAACAGCTCCGGCTACGACGGCCGCGGCGACGGCTGCGGCTACGGCGACGGCTCCGACGGCTACGGCGACAGCGGCTCCGGCGACGGCGAAGGCTCCGGCGGCGGCGAAGGCCGCGGCGAAGGCGACGGTCGCGGCCGCGGCTACGGTGAAGGAGACGGCCGCGGCTACGGCGACGACGAAGGCCGCGGCGAAGGCAGCGGCCGCGGCGACGGCCGCGGCTACGGCTACGGCTCCGGCGGCTAAAAT